CAGCAGGAGTAAATTCAATCTTATCTGATGTGTGTTCTATAGTTTCTAGATTATTTACATGATCGTTTACACTGTTAAGCCAATCGAGAATGTTTAGGTAGGGGTATGTATACCCTGAGACACAATAATTGATTCTAGGTGGGTTCCTGACAGTCTGAGGGCTATATGAGTTGACATGTGTGGCTCGGTGTGGTGGATTGTACCACCCCTCGCCTGACGTAGTCTTTAATTAATATAATTATATATAAAAACATATACTATAATTAAAAACATATATAGTTATTATTTCGTATTATGATAAACCTATAATACTCATAATAACTAATTAATCTAAATATATATCCATAAATATAAAAGACATATTTATGTCTATATATTAAGATTAATATATATATATATAAATACTATATATAATATTAATACTATATATATATGTATTTAATATTAAGGGTATCATACTTTATATCTTTTGTCAAGATCTATTTACTCTCTTGTTAAAAGTATTTCTCTCCGTGTGGAAAAGAAATCCTCCCCTGTTGTTAGAAAGGTCTTGACATTTTCTGTTATCTATGGTATAATGTTGTTGATTCAGTAGAAATTTATTTAGTTATTAGTCCAAGGAGACAATGATGGGACGTATGGTCTATGTGCGGGAAAAGAAAACTAAGCCGTATCAACCGGGCCATTGGTCAGAGAAGAAGAAACACGAAGCGGTTTGCCTGTGGTTAACGGGTCTGTCTCTGACAAAAGTCGCCATCGAGCTTAACGTTCCACATGAGACTGTCCGCACTTGGCGCACTGCCAAATGGTGGAAAGAGATTGCCGATGATATCCAGTCTGAAGATTCTCAGCAGATGGATGCTAGACTCACTAAGATCCTAGATAAATCACTAGACGTCGTCATGGACCGCCTCGAAAATGGTGAGTATATCTATGATCAACGTACTGGTAAAATTAGACAGACCCCTGTCAAGCTCCGCGATGCAAATATCGCCTTTAGTTCCTTAATGGACAAGCGCCAACTGATCCGAAAACAACCCACAAAAATTACAGAACAATCATCAACAGCAGCGAATCTTGCGAATCTTGCCAAGCAGTTCGAGCTATTTGTCACAGGTAAAATCGAACCACCAAAGATTTCCTCAGAGGTTTCTGAGATTATTGAAGGTGAGACTCTTATCCAAACTGAAGATGGTTCCTACGAACTTAAAGAATAAGGAATAAAATGACTGCACCTGTTAATACAACATTTGCCTCTGGTACAACTATTACATCTGATTGGCTTAACAGTGTAAACGATCATGTAAATAATCTAGAAACTATAGAACACACATCAGATAAGATTGAATTTACTCCTGCTGGTACTGGTGCTATCAATCGCGATGTTCAGAGTAAGCTCCGGGAGAGTGTGAGTGTTAAAGACTTTGGGGCTGACCCGACTGGATCAACAGATTCAACTGCTGCCGCACAACTCGCAACAAACACAGGTCGGCCAGTAGATTTCTCTGGCGGCACATTCAAGATTTCAGGCGTTACGTATACCGGAAAGGTTGTTTGGTTTAGCGATGGTAGCGGGAAAATCTTATCAGATGATCCAGTTTTAACGGTTACGTCAGGCACTGATTCAATTGTTGACAACATTGAACTCGAAAATATTACCGCGCCTTGGATTATCACCCGAGATCCATCTAACTGGTCTGCCGTGCCAACTCCGGTTCAATCAAATGCGTCAGGCTATCAGCCAACCGTTAATGACACAGACTTATGGGGATCGCTAACGACTGCACAGCAAAACCAAAATATCGGGCCTCAGATCATATTCGAGCAACTAGCTACAAATATCAGGGTTAGTAATATTACTGGCGAATTTGTATCAATCATTCTTAAACACGCATCAAAGTCCACTGTCAGAGACTGCAATATCAGGGCAGGTAAAAACTATGGTGCTGGTATTCTTTTTTGGAATGTCGAACACGCTGGTTATGAAAACTCCGCAATTAACAATACAGTCACCGATGCCAGCTTCTCAGGTATTGCGTTTGCTCGAAACTATGACGGGATAGCAACTGGAAATATTGTTAGCGGTGCTGGCGAATCAGGAATAAAAACTTACCAGAATTTCAATACAAATGACTTCCGCTGTTATCGAATGCTTATTGATAACAACCTTACTAGGTATTGTTATTACGATGGATTTGATGTTTCGTCTGACTATCCGCATACAGGCCTGATCGAATCAAACCACCATATAACTGGAAATAAAACCTACGGAAATAAAAACACCGGGTTTTATGGCGATGGAAAGCATAACAGTTTTGTAGGAAATTCTGCCCAAGGGTGCGGCCTATCTGGCGTAGTGCTTACCTATAGCAACTCTAAAATATCGGACAACTTTGTATATGACTGCAATAAAGATAACTCCGCCCCAGTAAATCAGATCACGATTGAAGGTGATGGTAATCAGATTGCAAACAACCAAATTATTAGAGTTGTTTCTAATGGTTATGGTTTATATGCGCCCGGAGATAATTTTGTTTATGGGAACGTCGGTGAAAATTGTGATGTTTTCGTTGGCAATCCGGGTTCTATCACTTCGATACGGATTGGAAACACGGGTGTTAGCGTCCCGGCTCAAGGTGACTTTACACCTTACATTATCGGAACATCGGTAAATGGAACAGGCACATACTCAAGACAAAGCGGCAAATATAGCGTCAATGGAAATACGGTTTCATTCTGCCTAAGCATTATCTGGTCAGCGCACACTGGGTCTGGCGCAATGGTTATTCGTGGGTTGCCGGTTGCTGCTGATCCGGGGACTGTGTTTGGAGTCGTGAGTATCTTTGCTGACGATCTCACATATCCAAATGTGTTAAGTGGATATGTTGGTCCGGGGAGTGTGGATGTAAACATAACCTCCAGTGCATCTGCGTCAACTACTTCTCCACTTAGCATGGATACCAGTGGGTCGCTTTATATCTCTGGCACATATTTTATATAGTGTAATCACCTAATAAAAATCTCAGATAACTAGGAGTAACAAAATGCCTTTTATGAAAAACGGCATTCACGGAAATACGGGTAGGAAAAATCCACACGGTAAAGTAGCCTACTCTCAATTAAGCCGTGAATACCAGTTAGCATATATGCGAGAGGCAAACCGCAAGTCTTATCTAAAACGTGTTGGTAGCTTATCAAGGCAATCTTCGCTTACTAGTGATCCAGAAATAACAAAACAAAAGAAAAGAGATTCTGTTCGTAATTGGCAACAAGAGAATCCAGATAAAATTGCTGCAATAAGACTCAAGCAAAAGTTAAATGGTAATGATCGGATTAAAGCAGCAAGACGCAGAGCTACAAAGAAGAATGCTACTCCAACATGGGCTGATACAAATCTAATCCGTGATGTTTACTTAGAGGCAGTATACATGCAAATGGATGTGGATCATATCTACCCTCTTAAGAGTGACGTTGTTTGTGGGTTACATGTGTGGGAAAATTTACAGTTACTACCTAAAAAGATTAACATTAAAAAATCAAATAACTTTCCTACTGAGGAATATGTATCTTGCCTTATATGACAGCAGGCCGAAGGGACTACAAAAAAGAGGAAGCACTTTATGAAAAGAAGCATCCTGAACGTGATAAAGCTAGGGCACAACGTAACCGAGCGAGGGGGCTAGTGGCTAAGAAAGCTGGAGTAAAGCGTACAGCTTTGAAGGGCGATGTGGGCCATAAGAAAGCAGTAAGCAAGGGAGGTCAAAACGGCCTCGCTAATTTATTTCTACAGAATGCTGGCGAGAATAGATCTTTCAGCCGTAATAAGAACGGGAGCATGAAGAGTGAGACCAGTAAACGGGAACGGAAAAAAGCCTGAGTATCCTAGACTAACAAAAGAAATTGTTGAGGGTTTTGCTACATCATGTTTAACAAAATATTATGACGAAGCCAGTCAATTTGCCGGATTTCACCGGGAATGGTGGGAACTATGCTGTTCAGACGACAAGTTTGTTGCAATCTGTGCCCCTCGTGGACATTCTAAGTCTACTACCATCACAATCACATATACATTGGCTTGTGCACTGTTTAGACAACGAAAATATATCCTCATTGTCGCAGACACAGAAGCCCAAGCAAGCCTCTTTTTAGGTCAAATCAAGCAGATTCTGTACGACTCACAGGAAATTCACCAACTCTTTGGTATTCGTACTAATGAGAAGGGTGCTTTCTTTGAGAAGGACACGGAGACTGACATCATTTGTAATTTTACAGATGGTGGTCGTTTCCGCATTGTCGCTAAGGGTGCTGAGCAGAAATTACGTGGTATGTTGTGGGATGGTCAACGTCCTGACATGATTGTAATTGATGACTTGATGAACGAGGAACTTGTTGCTAACAAAGATCGTCGTGATAAACTCCGCCGTTGGGTCTACGGTTCGCTGATCCCTTGTAGATCAGAGAGAGGGATAATTCGGTTTGTAGGCACACCGATGAATCTTGATGACCCTCTTGAAGCTCTCATGCCCAAAGAGAATGCCAAGAACACTGTCGTAGAAGATCTAAGAACATACTCAACTAAAAAGCTAGGCATGTGGCGCTCTGTCAAATTTAGAGCACATAATCATGACTACTCTAAGTTACTCTGGCCTGAACGTAAGACACAAGTCTTTTTCGAGGAACTGCGTCAAGACTTCTTTGAGCAGGGTATCCCAGAAGTCTATGCTTGTGAGTATCTCTGTAATCCTGTTGATGATTCTATTCGCTACTTCCGCAAGGGAGACTTCCTACATATGACTGAGGAAGATAGAAAGAAAAATAAGACATTTTACATCACAGCAGACTTAGCAATCTCGGAGAAAGATCGTGCTGACTACACCGCAATTTTGGTTGGTGGTATGGATAGTAATGGTCAGTTGCACATTGTAAACTGCATCAGAGAACGACTGTCCGGTGACGAGATCGTGGCAACACTAATGACACTACAGAAGGTATATAACCCCATTGCTGTTGGTATTGAGGATACACAGATCTCCAAAGCACTTGGTCCTTACCTGAATAGAACAATGGCAGAAACTGGTATCTATCTAAACACTGTGATGTTAAAACCACATAGACAAGATAAGATCCAACGAGCTAGATCCATCCAAGCGCGTATGCGTGCACAGATGGTTAAGTTTGACAAACAGGCGGATTGGTGGTTGACGTTCGAGGACGAGTGTATGTCATTTCCACGAGCTAAGCATGATGACGTAGTTGATGCTCTGTCTTACCAAGGTATCTTAATTGATCGTATGTCTGAGGGTCTAACACAGGCAGAAGTAATTGATGAAGATTATGATGCAGAATATAACGAAAGCGGTCACGGTGACGTCGGACGCGATCTTTGCACAGGTTACTAAATATGAAACTAAGTACAGCACTTGATTCTGTTAATATTGCAGAAGATTTAGATGATGAAAAACTCAAGAAAATTGCTAATCAAGTTGTTGATGGTTTCGACATTGATAAAGACTCACGCAAACCTTGGGAAAAGGATTTAAAGACTTGGACTGAGTTAGCTCTACAAGTAGCTAACGATAAGACCTTCCCGTGGCCTAATGCTGCTAACATCAAGTATCCTCTGTTAGCAACTGCTGCAATGCAGTTCGCCGCAAGAGCATATCCAACCCTTGTACCGTCTGATGGGAAGATCGTTAAATGCAAGGTGATTGGTTCTGATCCTTACAACCAGAAGGCGGAACGCGCAGATCGCATTTCCAAGCACATGTCTTATCAAGTTACTGATGAGATGGATGACTGGGAAGAAGATATGGATAAACTGCTTATCACACTACCGATTGCTGGTACATGTTTTAAGAAGACATATTGGGATGCTTCTAAGCAGCGCAACTGCTCTAAGTTAGTTCTACCAAAGACTCTTGTAGTTAACTACTACTGTCGTAATATCGAGGATGCTGAACGAATTACTGAAGTCTTCTACCTGACAAAACGTCAGATTAAAGAACGTCAGAATCGTGGTATCTTTCTTGATATTGATCTAGGTGATCCAATCATCGACTCTACTGATGACATGACAACCTCGATCAACAAAGTGTTTCAACATGATACAGCAGAAGATGAGACTACACCATATACTCTGCTAGAGCAACATACTTATTTGGATCTAGACGAAGATGGCTACTCTGAACCTTACATTGTCACTACTGAATATGCTTCGCGGAAAGTACTACGCATCGTACCACGCTTTGATCATGAGGGAGTTGAACTTGATGACAAAGGTAAAGTCACTGCGATCCAAGCAATCCAGTATTACACCAAGTATCCCTTTATACCTAATCCTGATGGCGGTTTCTACGACATTGGGTTTGGGTGTTTACTTGGCCCATTAAACAACTCTGCAAACACTCTGATCAATCAACTTGTTGATGCTGGTTCTCTCAGCAACCTACAAGCAGGTTTTATTGGTAAGGGTTTACGAATCAAAATGGGTGAATCTCGATTCCAACCCGGTGAGTGGAAAGCTGTCAACGCCGTTGGTGATGATCTTAAGAAGCAGATCTTTCCGCTTCCAGTTCGTGAACCATCTCAAGTCCTATTCAACCTACTGGATCTTCTGTTGAAGTCTGGTAAAGAATTGGCCTCCGTCGCAGAGATCTTTGTTGGCAAGATGCCGGGGCAGAACACACCTGCCACGACTACGATGGCGTCTATCGAACAAGGTATGAAAGTTTTCACCGCTATTTACAAACGTATCTACCGATCACTTACTTCAGAGTTTCGTAAGATCTACAGACTCAATCGCAAGTATCTCAACCCACAAGAAGAGATTGATGTGTTGGATCAACCAATTCAACAGAGTGATTATCTAGGTTCTGTAAACGACATTGTACCAGCCGCTGATCCTAATGCTGTCTCTTCACAAGAGAAACAAGCGAAGGTGCAGGCGATTATGCAGATCTTGCAACTTGGTACAATTGATCCAATGTGGGCTACCAAGAAATATATGGAAGCTCATGAGATTCAAGATTGGCAACAAGGTCTTAAGCAAGCACAGCAGCCTCAACCTGATCCTAAGATGGAAGCAATTAAAGCGAAAGCTCAAGTTGACCAACAGAAGGCACAGATTCAGATGCAAGTCGCTGAGCATAAGATGGCTATTGAGAAGTCCACTAAAGAGCAAGAACTTCAACTTCGTGCTGCTCAGGTTCAACAAGAACTACAAGCAAAACAAACTGAAGCTATCCTTAAAGGTCATCTAGCACAAGCTGAGGCTGGTCAGAAGATGCAGCTACAAGCACAACAAGCACGAGTCGATGTGACTACTAAAGCAGTATCCCATCAACAACAAATGCAGCAAAAACAAGAAGCACATAAACATCAATTAGCGCAATCCAAAGGGAAGCCTAGTAAATGATTACACAAGCAGATTTTAAAGAGTGGAAAGCACACTCAGTGACACGAGCATTCTTCCAAGCCGCCCAAGAGCGGATCGAGGAATGCAAAGATCTACTCTCATATAGCGCAGGCTCTGACCCTATGCAAGATAGAACTCTTGTCGGAATGGTCACTGCCTACCGTGAGATGCAAGAGTTCCGAGTAGAACAAGAGGAGGATAACGATGTCCATTAAACTCTTGTTACACACGGTTCTAGTCAAACTAGATGAACCTGAAACTAAGACAGCTTCTGGTATCATCATCTCACTAGATGAAAAGAAGGAACGAAAAGCAGTTGAATATGGCACTGTGGTCCAAGTTGGACCTACAGCTTTTAAAGACTATGGACTTGGTCCTGACATTTTGAAAGTAGGTGATCGTATCTCTCTTAACCGATATTCTGGTAAGAGTGTTGTTGATGTAGATAAATCTGAGTTCGTTATCGTAAATGATATCGACATTCTATGTGTTCTTGAATAAGGGAATCAAATGACTGACGAAGTACAAGCAGCCCCAGTGGGCGAAACCAGCCAAGTCGCTGAACAAGAAGTTTCTGCTACACCATCTAATACTTATGAAGAGCAAGCCAAAGAACAAGGCTGGCGTCCTAAAGAAGAATTCGAGGGTGATCCTGAGAAGTGGCGTCCAGCAAAAGAATTTGTGGAGCGCGGTGAGCTTTTCGGTAAGATTGATTCAATGGGTAAGGATCTAAAAGAAACGCGTAAAGCGTTGAAGATGCTCCAAGAACATCATTCTAAAGTTAAAGAAACTGAGTACAAAAACGCATTAGCAGAATTGAAAGCTCTCCAGAAGCGACATCTGGAAGAAGGCAACTCTGATGGTTACCTAGAAGCAACTGAACTCCTTACTGATCTCAAGACTGAGCAGAAGGCACGTGAAATTGTAACAGAGCAAACTCCACCTCCACCCGATCCACGATTTGTAACTTGGGTAGGTGAAAATAAGTGGTATGAAAAAGATCGGGAAATGCGAGATTATGCTGATACCTTGGGTGCAGGTTATGCCCAACGTAATCCGAATCTAGAACCAGAAGAAGTTTTACAATATGTTACTGCCCAAGTAAAGAATAGGTTTAAAGATAAGTTTGTTAATCCAAACCGTTCTAAACCAAACAGTGTTGAAGGAGCAAGTGCTCCCACCGCAGGTAAGGGTTCCTTTGAGTTGACAGAAGATGAACGCAAAGTAATGAATACCTTTGTACGAAGCGGGGTAATGTCAAAAGATGAATATATTGCTCAAGTCAAAGCTATGAAAGGTATTAAATAATGAATGCTAAAGTCTCTTCTAAGCGTGTAGAACGCAAGCCCCTATTCAACCGGGGTCCACAATCAGTTAGCGGTGAAAAAGATCCCAACTATCACTATCGTTTTGTGAATGATACTGGTAGTCGCATCCATAACTTCCAAGAGGCAGGTTATGAGTTGGTTACTGATCCAGATGTCGTTGTTGGTAATGCAAATGCTGTTGATATTAGTGAGTTTGGTTCTGCTAAGCGCGTTGTTAGTAATGATGGTACTACATCATTCCTAATGCGTACTAAGAAAGAGTTCTTTGATGAAGATCAAAAAGCTAAGGCAAAACACATTGACGAACTAGAATCTTCTACACAAGATACTCGTGGTATGTACGGTTCTGTAAAACTGTCGTAACCACTTTTAATTTTAAAGGAATAAATAAGTATGGCTAATACTTCTCGCGTTTCTGGCTTCAAGCCAGTAAAGCACTTCTCAGGTGCGCCTTACAATGGTCAGGCAAATATCTATGAAGTTGCTGTTGGTGAAACTGTACCAGTCTTTGTTGGTGATCTCGTTGTTCGTTCAACTGAAGCCTCTACCTCTGGTCTAGTCACTGTTAAGTCTCTCTCTGCTGCAACCACTGCAAATGATGTAACTGCTGGTGTTGTTATCGGTTCTGTTGTTGGTGTTGTCAATTCTAAACTAGATCCTGTCGATGGTAAGATGACCTCAGGTTCTATTGCACTAGACACCCCACAATACGTTCCTGCTGCAACCAAGGCATATGTCCTAGTTGCTGATAGTCCAGATATTATCTTTGAAGCTCAGTCTACTGCATCTTATGCCCTAGCTGACATTGGTCTGAATGCTGACGTCGGCTGCCTAGCCACTTCTGGTTTGACCACCACTGGTACTTCTGGTATGTATGTAAATGCAACTTCCCCATCTGCTTCTGCAACTCGCCCACTTCACGTGGTTGGTTTTGTTAAGCGTGTTGATAACGAAGCTCCCGGTGCATACAACAAAGTGCTTGTACAACTAACCACCCATGCACAGGGTAACGCCATCGTTGGCGTATAAAGAAAAGGAATAGAAAATGTCAGGTATTATTACTAGTTCCAGTTTTGCCAAACTACTTTGGCCCGGTCTTAACGCTATCTATGGTAAGTCTTATAATGACTATCCAGAAGAGTGGTCCAAGCTGTTTGAAAAGAACACCTCAGACAAAGCATACGAAGAGGATGTTGGTCTTAGCTCCTTCGGTCTAGCTTCTGTTAAGAACGAGGGTGCTCCTATCACTTATGATACTGAGCGTCAAGGCTTCACCTCACGTTACAACCATGTCGTCTATGCTCTAGGCTTCATCGTCACACGTGAGATCTTTGAAGATGACCAGTACGGTAAAGTTGGTGCACAGAAGGCTAAGGGTCTTGCTCGCTCAATGCGTCAAACCAAGGAAATCATCGCAGCTAACGTTTACAATCGTGCTTTCAATACCAGCTATGTTGGTGGCGACGGTGCTTCCCTAATCGCTTCTGCTGGTGGTGGCTCCGCTTCACATGCAACCGTTTCTGGTGGTACTTTCACCAATGGTCCATCCACTGCTGCCGACATGTCAGAAGCTGCTCTTGAGCAAGCTGTTATTGACATCGCCGGTTTCCGTGATGATCGTGGTCTTCTTATCGCTGCTAAGCCTAAGAAACTTGTTATCCCTTATCAACAACAGTTTGAAGTCAAGCGTATTCTTGGTTCTGACGGTCGTGTTGGTACTGATCTAAATGATCCTAATGTCCTTAAAGACATGGGCATCTTTAGTGAAGTTGTTACCAATCACTACTTGACAGACCCAGATGCTTGGTTTATCCTAACTGATGTTAATGATGGCCTCAAGTATTTCGAGCGTCGTGCTGATGGTTTCGAGATGGATAACGACTTTGATACCGAGAACGCTAAGTTCAAGGCAACTGCTCGTTACTCTTTCGGTTGGTCAGACCCACGTGCAATCTATGGTTCTACTGGCGCTTAAGTAACAATGTCCCCTGCTCTTGGTTATCTAAACCTATGACCGGGGGACTCCTTTAAGGGGATATTATGGCAGTAGGTATTGTAGGTCCAGCAGGTGTAACTCAAACTACACCAAGCGCACGCGACCCGTATGTAAAACTAGGTAAGTTGGAAGTAGCAGACGGTTCAACCGGCTTTGCTGCATTCGGTCTTCCTAAGTATGCAGTTGTTATTGGTGTTTATACCATTTGTAATGGTGCTAATACTACTCAGACAATCAGTGTTGGTTTTACCAATGGTGGTGCTGAACTGGTTGATGCGTTTGCACCAAACTCAACAGGCTATGCAACTTCTGGTGCACAGACTGGTACATCTGTTGGTGCTCAACTAACAGAAGATAAACTGGTATATCTAAAGGCTAGTGCAACACTAACCACACCAGTCATTGTTAAGGTGGAATACATTTTCCCACCACAAGGTCTAGCTCTATAAGTTAGACACCCATAGGGGGAGTTAATTGTCAAAAGCAAAGAACTCCTCCTATTTTTTTATTTAAGGAAATGATATGCGCCCACAAGTAATTAAGAAGTCTGGTACAGGAACTACGGCGTGGATTCCAATGGACTATAAACAAAGTCCTTTCAACGTTGGTCTAGGTGCTGTTGTTAGTGGTACTGTTACCTTCGATATTGAACATACATTTGATGATGTGTTTGATCCTTCTGTAACGCCAGTTGCATTCAAACATTCTACTATGGTTACTAAGTCAGCAAACACTGATGGTAACTACGCTTTCCCAGTACGCGCAATTCGTGTTAATAACACTGCCGGTACCGGTGATACAACCTTGACAATCCTACAAGGACTCCGATAATGAATATTCAAGATGTTGCCGATTTCCTTGATCTTGTTAAGAATCCAACTAAGTACGAAAAGGTACTACAGAATTTAAAAGAAGAACAAGCTCGACTTACTGCTGTTATCGAAACAGTCGGTAAAGTCTCTGAGATTAATACTCTACTCAAACAAGCACAGGACAAAGAAGCTAAACTGGAGGCAGACTACGAGACTAAGCGTAATGCTGTAGAGAAGCAAGCCGAGGATGATGCCGTTGTTATTGGTCAGCTTAAAGCCAAGGCTAAGTCAGAACTAGAGCAAGCCTCAAAGAGTGTCAGCGAACTCGCTACACAGACTAAGGAAGTTGCTATCGTTCGTGCTGATCTAACTAAGCGAGAGAAATCTCTTGTTATCAAAGAAGCCACTCTTGCTGCAACACAAGAGAGTCTTGATGTTATGGTAAAAGAGTATGAAGAGAAATTAGCTAAACTTCGTTCAGTGATGGCTTGATATGTCAGTTAGTATCGCACAAGGCGTAGTTGCAGTAGAGCCTAAACAGATTGTGGCTGGTGCTGGTGTGATAGTTGTGGAAGATTTGGATAGCACTACTATTAGTGTTTCCGAAAATCTCAATCATATAGTCCTAGATGCCGGTACCACCACACAAGCACCTCTGACGTTTACAACACAACCAAATGGATTGACAACGTTTGTACAAGGCGCTATGGAATTAATTGGTAATAGTTTACAGTTTATAAACTTAGCTAAACGGCGTTCTGTAGTACAAGCGACTAGTGTTAGAACAACAAATCTTACCGTTGCAAACACACTAACAGAAACTACACTTATCAGTTCTTCGTATGGTGCTAACTACCTCGAGGTTGGTAAATCAGAAGAGATTGTAGTTCGTGGTGTTATTGGAAAGGCAAATAGTAACACACTAACTTTACGTATAACTTATGCTGGTGTTACTATTATCACATTACCAATTGCTGGTGGTGCTATTACATCAGGTACAGCATTTGAAGTTTTAGTAGTTAGTACTTGTCGTGGTGTAGGTCCAACAGGAACACTGCAAGTAAATCTTTTAACTCGTATTGATGGTATAACAAACCCACCTGACACACGGGCAACAGTTACTGTGAATACGACAATAGCACAATCCCTAACCCTCACAGCACAGTGGGGTACTGCTAGTGTTTCTAATACATTAACCGTAGATCATGGTAGAGTTCTCTGTATTGATGGGGATAAATAATGTCTAAGAATTATTATGTTTCTGGAGGGTTTCACATAACTTGTGATGTATGTTCAAAGAAACTCAAGGCACATGAAACTTACCATAGATGGGATGGTTTTATTGTTTGTAAAGATGACTTTGAACAGCGTCATCCTCAGGACTTCGTAAGAGCAAGACAAGATAAGATCACAGTACCATTTCAGCGTCCAATTCCACCTAATGTATTTGTTCCGGATAGTGTTTGTACCATCTGGACAATGCAGGGTGTAGCGGATCAAGGCACCGCCGATTGTGCTAGAGCAGATCTGGATCAAGATCTTGTTTGGCAAGATTGGATCAACATCTATTGTACAATAAATATGCAGGGTGCTATTGCAGAACACGCTATTGCAGGTTGTGCCATTGCTGGTAAATTTACACAGGGAATTTTATAATGACAACAACGGCTTTTGTTAATGGTCAAACTCCAATTGTAGCATCTTGGTTAAATGATGTTAATGATAATGTTTATAATGCAACAGGTCTTTCTGGTTCTAGTGTAAGTCGAACAGTACAAGAAAAGAATTTAGAATCTATTTCTGCTAAAGACTTTAATGTTGATAATACAGGAGTGGTAGATAGTACTCTAGCAATCCAAGAGGCTATTGATGCCGGATATGTATCAGGAAAATTGTTCATTAATCCCGGTACGTACAAAATCACATCAACACTAACAATAACCAGTCCAATCAAGATTTATGGCGTCGATGTAAAGTTTCAAGCACCTACGCAATTCAAGATGGTTTATGTAACATCCTCGGATGTTTCCATTGATGGTATCGAATTTAGTGGCCCGACAACTGGCGTATATAGCAGTAACTCAAAGCTGATATGCGTCGAGGGGTCGTCCGTTGCCGCAACTCCGCCAACCTATCTAACCAATATCTCAATCACCAATTGCAAGATGCACTCGGCAGGGCGATGTGGTGTGGCTTTACTTTATGTCGATACCTTTAATATCTCAAACAACATAATTCACGATGTTGGTTATGCTGGTATTGAAGTTCAAAGCGGTCTTAATGGAGTGATTGAAAACAATTCAGTTATTGATGTAACACCCGGTAGCACTAACGCATATGGCATTTATTTATCCCAACGTAACTTAGCTGACATTGTAGCCAATCCTACAACCAAGCATTGCATTGTGCGTGGGAATATTATCAAGAACGTATTCTGGGAAGGACTTGATTGTCACGGCGGCGAGGACTTGACGTTTGAGAACAACTATATTGAGAACTGCGGCTCATCAAATGCCGCTATTATGCTTGCACACTCCGACGATGAGTTTAGTAATCCGCTATCAGGTGCAACACGAATCAAGGTTATAAATAACACCATTGTTGCTACAACGGTTGGATCGTACTTACACGGGATTGGGACGTCACAAGCCATAACATCAACATCTGATTTAATAATCTCTGGGAATACAGTTATTGGCCACGGTGACGGTACTAAATCCTATGCGGGGATTCTGATTGGATATGCGGAAAACTGCATGGTATCGAACAATACATTGAAGTCAATCTATGGTGTGTCAATTCGTCTTAGTGTCAAAGGGGATAATGTATCAATACTAAATAACAACATTATTGATGCTCATGGTTTAACAGCTAGTAACGCAATAGGAATATACCTTGATCGTGGTTATACTGGATCTGTGTTCATACAAGGAAACAGTCTCCTAGATGGTGGTCTTGTTGCTACATACAAGAACTCTTATGGAGTAGATTCTACAGTAGATTTTGGAACCATAAAGCTAGGACAGAATAATTTTAACTTGGCTAGCGTTCGTCAATATAACGTGACAGATGCTCAATTTGACGATAACTCCGCGCCAATAACGAATTTCGGATCAGTCACTTTAGTTGCTACGACTTCCATTGCATTTATTGAATCAACAATAACCCTAAAATCTCCACATAGCGGATCGGCATTGTATAGGCCATTTGTTTGCATTCGGTCAATTACCTCTACGGTATTTAAAGTAAATGTGGAGGTTACAATAGTCTCAGCGTCGCAGATAAAAATAACCGCACGAACAAATGACGGAACTAATTTTTCTGCAAATGGGAATATAAATGTCTATTGGCAGACAATTGGATGTTAATTGAACTATACTATGACAGATAACAGACGACAACAGGATCAGAATTTACTTGACCATCAAATATACGAAGAACGCCGCTTGCTCGAAATAGAACAGAACATTAAAACATTAGAAGAGAAGATTGACATTCTCACAGTAAATGTTGAGGGTCTTGTCTCTGCTTGGAAAGCGGCGGGTTGGTTGGTCAGTGCGGTCAAATGGGTAAGCGGGGCGGCAGTTGCCGCTGCTGCACTTTACACCTTACTTAAGGGAAATTAATATGACTTCAGGTAGCACCGATTTCTCGGTAACACGTGATGATATTATCAAACGAGCACTGCGTTTAATCGGTGTTCTTGCTCAAGGTGAGACACCATCAGCCACGCAAGTTACAGAAGCTGCCAGTGCTCTTAATGGTTTAGTCAAGGCATGGCAAGCAGATGGTATGCCACTCTGGGCATTAAAGTCTTATGCTGTAACTCTTGTCGCTGGTACAAAGGACTATGAGATTGGTCTGGGTAAAGCAGTTAATATCCCTAAGCCACTCAAGGTACAACAAGCATACAACCACAATGTAACTAGTAATGTTGATATTCCAATGCGGATTTTGACTAAGCAAGAGTACAACATGCTTGGTAACAAAACTTCTGCTGGTAATCCAATTCAGATCTACTATGATCCACAAAGGGACTACGGCATTCTGTCAGTCTTCCCAGTACCTTCTACTGTAGAACAAACTGCCAACACAATCACTCTATTCTATCAACGTCCATTTGAGGACTTTGATGCGAGTACGGATAATCCAGACTTTCCTCAAGAGTGGTACGACGCAATCACCTATGGTCTTGCTACACGCCTTGCTCCTGAGTATGGTATCCCTGCTGCTGATCGCAAAGTGCTGTGGCAGGAGATGTCAATAATCAAAAAAGAAGCCCTTGACTTTGGTACTGAGGAAGGGAGTTTATATTTCCAACGTGACTTTAGGGGCTGGTAATGGGCCTAGAATCGAGCTTAGCTGAACAATATAACAAGACCCTACAGAGTACCATAGGGCAGAGCCAACAAGAGCGTATGCGCTCAATGCGTAGTGCTCCCAGTCAAGTTGCTTCTACTGATCCTAGTCAAGACTGGGCTGCACGTCAAGCATCAGGTTTTCGTGGTGCTGGTTTCAATCCTGTATCACTATCCAATGTACCACAACAACAGATTCAAGCAACCAAGAATACATTTGGCCCTGCGACTGCTGGTGGTTATGTTGAGGGTGGTCAGAACCTAGAAGGTTATTATGGTACAACGAACCCGTATACTGCTGAAGGTTCTAATGATCTACTAAGTAAGGCTGGATTCTCTAACTTAGGTCAAGAGAGTTCTATGGATCTTACTTATGCAAATCTAATCCCAGAGCTATCTAATAACCTTATGCGTTACGAGGGTGTTGGTAACTTAGGTAACATCTATGGACGTAATGGTGCAGATCCGCGTAAGATTGCTCTAGCCAATGAACAGACTCTTGCCGGTAGTTTAGCTAATCAATATAACTCTAAAGTTAATTATAATAAAGGAGTTGCTTCCCGAGATTTTCAAGGTAGTATGGATAACTACCAGCTACCTTATAATCCAATGGTAGGTAATCTAAGTAGAAGTTTAGATTATGATAAATTAGCTGCTGATAGAATACGTGAAATTCCGGGAACTCCGGTTGACGATGGTTTTGGTAATATGTCTACACCTAATACATATTTACAAGACTATGATGTTTGGAATTTTGGTGGTACAGATTACTTATCTCCAGCAGAAGCAGAGGCTGCAAAGCAAGCACAACTTACACAGTATATGGGTACAAGCAAGCCGCAACAGTCTGAGTATTTGTCTCAGCTACTAACTCAAGGTGGCATCACTGGCCGTAGTTTAGGTGAGCGTGGTTCTTTTGGTGGTAATCAAATTAATGATGTAATCTCTGGTAATCTACAGAAGTTATTTGGTTCTAAAGATATTACTTATGACGGTAAGAACTATGGCACTATCCTTGATATGGCTGGTTATGAGACACCGTTACAAACACAGTGGAATGAATCTAGCAAAGAATCTAGTAGAGGTGGTTTCTTAGGAACAAAGGTAACTGAAACTCAGAAGTGGGATCAGGGTGGTTCTAACCTATACCGTAGCCTAAACAATCCTGATTGGTGGTCACAGAATGCCCGTAATCTAGGAAACAGTCAAGTACTCCTGACACCAGAGCAGTTAGCCAGTTCTCCGGGTTTCTCTTCTAATGACCAGTATGTTCGTAATGTTGGTAGTCAATCTTCATCTAGACCTATTGGTGGTTTGTCTAACTTCATGTCTGGTGTTGGTTCTATTGTCGATATGTTTGTGCCTTGGACTATGGGTACAGCAAAGTATGTTGGTGCTAATACTGCTGCTATGATGGGTGGAGCAAGTTTTGGCGATACAGCTAGTAACAGCTTAAAGAATCAATTACCACAGTGGATTGGTGGTCAAGTTATTGGTGCTGGTGCTGACTATGTTGGTGGTGCAGCCGCTGGTGGTTTGACAGATGCAGGTATGACAGCAGAAACGGCTAATATGATCGGTTCTGGCTTGTCTGCTGCTGCTACCGCAGGGGGTACTGCTGCGTTAGGTGGTGCTAGTTTTAAAGACTCCTTAAAGTCTGCTGTAGCTTCTGGTTTAGGTGGTGCATTAGGTAAAGGCTTTGGTGGTTACTTAGAAGACTTTGTTGGTAAGGATGTCGGGGCTACTGCTGGTAATGTTACAGGTTCTGTAGCAAAGCAAGGACTTTCTAATCTACTAAGCAACAATAAGTTTGGTAATAATATGGGACAAGCCGCTGTTCAAGGGGGTATGGCAAGTCTTGGTAATATCTTTGCTCCAAAAGGATCTACACCTACAGAGGTTAAACGTATGAACAAGGTTGGTTCTTCTGCTGGAAGTTTAGCAAAGACTATATCACAAATCAAAAAGACAAAGGCTAAGTAATGGCACAACAACAAAGTCAGAAGGGAGTGGCACGACAGCGGGTAAGGATTCCCATTGTTGGTGCTTACTCTAACCGTGATGCAACTGTAGGCAAAGACCAACGCTTTGTTAATATGTTTCCTGAAACTCGCAAGGTTGAGCAATTAGAAAACACAAAGATAAGCACTAACAAGCGCCCCGGAGTTACACTGCTAACAGACTTGTCTCCAGCAGAAGGGCGTAGCATTATGTTCTTCAATGGTAAGTGGTATGCCACTGTTGGTAATACTACTTATCAAGTAGATGAGAATGGTGCTAATCCTGTAGTGAAAATCACATGGACTACAACCACTCCTTCTGTTGGTGCGACACTAGGTAACTCACGTTCTATTGGTGATTATCTCTTTATCTGTGACGGTATTGAGGCTTATGTAGTTAAGACTGACTACACTGCAACGAAGATTACTGCTGCCGATTTCCCTACACCACACATTCCTGTTACTACTTTTATTGACGGTTATATTGTTGTAGCAAAGGGTAGTGATGTTTATACCTGTGTTGTTGATGATCCATTCTCTTGGTTAGCTACTGATTATCTCACTGCTGAGATGTTCCCTGATCCTATCAAGTCTCTTGCTAGACAGAACAATCAGCTTGTTGTCTTTGGTTCTAGTTCAACTGAGTTCTTTTATGATGCTGCTAATGCTAGTGGTTCTCCACTAAGTCGCAATGATGGTGCAGTTATTCAAATTGGTATTGCTGCACCTTATTGTATCTATCAGAATGAACGCTTCTGTATCTTTGTTGGACAGTCTGAATCTGGTGGTAGGGCAGTGTGGGTTATTGAAGGTTTCCAACCTAAGAAAATCTCTGATGAGTACATTGAACGTATTATTGACACCGAAGTAGATATGTCTGATTGTCATGGTTATGGTCTTCGCACAATGGGCCATATGTTCTTTGTCTTGAATCTAACTACTGTCAATCGTACCTTTGTTTATGATCTTGATGAAAAGATGTGGCATGAGTGGTCTTCCTCAACTGTTGCTTACACTAACAACATGTTTGGTTATGGTCATGCTGCTGATAACCAGTCTGGTAAGATTAAGTTACTTAGCTTTACTAATGGAAATATCGTAACATTAGATCCAACAATATATCAAGATGAAGGTAATCCTATCTCTTGTGAGATTATCACTAACAAGTATGACATGGATACCTATGTCAGAAAGTTTATGCCTAGCGCTATGGTTGTTGGTGATAGCTATTCAACCTCTAATGTGGTACAATTGTCTTGGAGTAATGATGATTACCTTACTTGGGCTACAGACAGAACGATTGATCTTACTGATGGCTATCCTGCTACACAGCAGTTAGGTTCCTTCCGTCGAAGGGCATTCAGGATTAGACATGCTGATAACAAACCCTTGCGCCTAGAGGCACTAGAGGTTACTTACGACACAGGGATTTCATAATGGCTACAGGCGGACTTCCTCCACCTCCAATTAATGACCAGCCCGGATCATTCACTTGGCTTGAGTGGTATCGACAGTTGCGTAGTTACATTTCAACTAATGGCTCTGTTCCTTGGTATGTTATTAACTTTGCTGGTTCTAATATAACTGACATTGCTACAAGAGATCATGGACAGTTACAGAGTTTGCAGGGTGGTACTTCCGGTGAGCACTACCATTTAAAACAAGATCAGTTTAATGCTATGAGCAACGAACTAGATATTGAACTACAAACATCAGGCACTGCTCTACCTCTTGTACCAACTCTATTTGCTCCTGCTGCGATGACTACAGTGGCTACATCTGGTATTACTTATGATACTGCTTTAGGTGAATTTACATTTGTCAATGGTGGTGTTTATACAATGGCAATGACTCTGAATGCACAGGCCGCTGGTAGTAATCGAAAGATTTATTTTTATGCTGAACTTGATACAGGATCTGGGTTTAGTATCTTAAGGTACTCTGCTAGATCTAAGGAACTTGTTAATAGTGTTGAAGACCAAGTGGTTTTTGTAGCAACATTAAAAATACCAAAGGGAGCTAAGACTAGACACAACATCTGGTCAAGTGCTGCTACAATAACACTAAACTCAACAGATGTTCCGGGTACTACCGCTGGCACAGTAACTATACCAGCTTGTCGTGTACAATGGACAGGCTCATTATAAGGAAATAACATGGCATACGACGATTACACTGGTGGTACTAGTGATGAAGACTTCTTTAGTAATGTAAATAATGGGCCTCAAGATTGGGGCAGTTCTAATAACGATTTAAACTATAACATCAACGATCAACAACCACAGTTTCAAACACAACCTGCTTTTGGTAATGATCCTAATCAATACGATTTTAATGCTAACATCTCTAATATCCCGGAAGATGGTTGGCAACAATTTGGTACTAACTGGGGTAATGTAGATAAACAACTTGGTACTAGCTTTGATAGCTTACCACAACAAGGCTATGATGCACTACAATCTGGGTTAAGTGGGTTTGGTGGTAAGGGTATGGATGTCCTTGGTTCTTTGTTCAAAGGCGGGGCTGGTGTTCTAGGACAATCACAAGGTCAGCAAAATAACACTAACCAGATGCTCAAGGGTCTTGCAAGTCTCTGGGCTGCACAGCAAGAGAAGAAGGCACAGGGCCAGCTAGGTCAGCAGAACGCACAAGCTGCACAGCAGATGCAACAGAACACTAATCCCTTTGCTGCACAGCGTCCTCGTTATCAACAGGAACTTGTAGATGTACAAGATCGCTTGAATGCCTTCCGTCAGAATCCAAACGCTAACCAACAGTACAAGACTCTACAAGACCAACTAATCTCTCAAGCAAATCGTGGCTCACGTCAGCGTGGTACTAGCGATGTTCAGATGGCTGCTGCTCTTGCACCACAACTAACTAAGTCACAGATGGACTTTGAGAACCAAATGATTAATGATCGTGCTGGTTTGTATCAACCTGCCGGTGCTGGTCTTAATGGTTCTAGTGGTATCTTGGAAGCAATGCTTGGTGCTAATCGTGCTACAACTACAGCAGGTTCTAATGCTTCTTATGCAGATGCTATTGGTCGTATGTTACAAGGTAATGATAACACTACTGCTAAAGATGCTGCTATGCAAGAGATTCTTTCTAAAATCCTTGCTGCTCGACAGGGGTAATAACAATGGCCTTTCAAGAAATCTCTACTGGGTACAAACCTGAGTTTACTTTAGGTGGTTTGTATCATGGATTTAATGCTGCCAATGCTGAGGATATGTCACAAGAAGAGATTCTAAAACAGTATCTTCTTAATCAACGCGAACAGCAGATGCAACCACTTGATATTGAGAAAGCTCGACTGACTAATCAAGGTATCGGTTTTGATATGCCAGGTAAGCAATTAGTAGCAGAACAAGCAGAACTACAACGAACTCCTGCTATGTTGCAAGGGTTTATTGATTCTAAGCAAGCTGGTTACGATGAAACTAATCGTAAGAATGAGATTGGTTTTGCCATGCACCCAGAAGCTCTAAGACAAGCACCTATTAAAGCTGAAGTTGATAGATTATCTACACAACGTATGCAGGATGTTGCACGACTTGATGATGTTATCTCTAAGGGTTTTGTGTTAGATCCGAATACAGGTGATCGTGTTGATATACCACAAGGTACATTAAACACACTTAAGAAACAACGTGAAGATCTTGTTGCTCAACAAGGTAGCACTGCTGATCTGTTTGGTAAGATGCGTGTAGAATCTCTTAAAGGTCAGCTTGATATTGATAAGACTATTGCAGGGGCTAACATTGCTGCTGACGCTTCTCGGTATAGCGCAGAGCGTAGGGCTTCTGCTGGTACAGATCAGTATATTAAGTTGTTGCAGTCTGATATTAATACACTAGAAAAAGAAAGCTCTGATCTGACTGAGAGAGTTGCAGAAGCTAGGCGTATTGCTGGTATGATTAAACGACCAGAGAATACACAAGCTCTCGCTGATTTGGAAACAAAGAAAGCTCAAGTTGAAAGTGTATTGAAACAGTCTAGGGCAGAGTTACGGAACCGTGTTACTGGTGGTGGTAGTAATGCAACTACACAAGCACAACCAACAGAAGGTAAGATGACTGTTGAAAAGTTACAATCTATGTATCCGGGTATTCCTGTAGATAAACTTAAAGCAGCTTACAAACAGAAATTTGGAGAAGATTTATAATGAGTAACCAAGACCCATTAGGTTTATTTGAAACGCAAGATTCTAATGACCCACTGGGTCTTTTTTCTGTTCAAGATAAACGTAATACAACAGTACTAGAAGATATTGGTATTAGTCTTAACGCTGCTGCTACGCCTATTGTACGCGCTGCTGGTTTGCTTGGTGGTGGTGCTCTAGGTTTGCTTGGTGCTGATGAAGCACAGAGTAAAGTCTATGAGACTATGCAAGATGTAACAAAGAATATGGATGATTACTGGACACCTAAAGATGCTGAACAATCTTTTGGTGGTAAGTTAGGTGGTATGGTTGCCACACTTCCTGCTCAAATGCTTGTTATGCCTTTCTCTTCTGCTGATACGGGCGTTAAGGCTATCGATGCTGGCGAGTCTATTAGGGCTGCACAAAAAGCTGTAGGTCTTGATACTCTTGGTAATATGGCTGGTATTGCCATTCCTGCAAGCATGAAGGGTAACTTGCTTAAGCGTATGGTTTCCGGTGCTGCTGGTAACGTAGCTCAGGACGTACTTGTGCGTGAAGCTATCCAAGGTGTATCAGATACCAAAGAAATGAAACAACAGTTTGAGAATACTCCTGAGACTGTGGCTCTATCTGGTATTCTTGGTGCTGGTTTTGGTATGCTTCCTAATGGAAAGCCTAGTGTAACTCCTACAGAAACAAAGAACCGTAAGCTAGATAAAGCTATGGGTAGGAATGAAACTGAGAATGCTCCTGATCCTACAAAGATGATTGAGACTTCCCTAACTTCTTACAGCACTTTGCTTAGAGAGGCACAAAAAGAACTTGCTGGTATTAAAGACAAAACCTCACAGTTTTATCTCGATAAACTTAATGATGTAAATCATTTGAACAAGATGGTTGAGACTCTTGAGATTGAGTTAGGTAGAAAGAAGGCAACTGAACCTACACAGGATACCTCTAGGACTGACGTAGAGCCACCCAGAATCGACGAACAGCATCCAGTTGATAGCAGAGTAGCACCAGAGGAAAACAAATCGATTGTAGAGCCTCCCAGAGATTTACCTAAAGCCGGTGAAGATCCAGAACTTGATGCTTTAATGAGAGCATTTGATGAAGGTACTAAGGGTTGGGTAGAAGATACACCAGATAGACCCATATATAAGGATAAGTACGACGTTAATGGCGAAATTATGGCTAAGAATATTAGTGGATACACTAAAGAGGCTCTAACTAATATGCTTTCTAGCAAGACTAATAAGATAGAGGCTTTACGTAGTAATCTTGAACGGTTAAATAAATCATTTAGGACTCAAGACGAGAATATAGAGTTTGCACGTGATGCAGAGAAGTTAGCTCTATACAAACAAGAACAATCTAAGATTGAGTCTGCACTAAGAGGTAAGGCTGTTGATCCTGTTAAAGCCTTTGATGTTGAACAACCTGTTTGGAATAAGGCTACTGACTTAGTTAAAGCTATGGAAAGTGGTGGTGTTCGTGGTGGTCTAGAGTTTGTTGCTAACAATATTAAGAACTCTCCTTATGCTAATCATACATATCTAGGACACCTTGCTAACAAACTACTACAGAATCCTCTTGTAGCTCGTTCAGACTTGTCTATTAATCCTAAGATTGAGGGTGAAGCTGGGTATAATAACTATACAGGTAAGATTAGTTTTAACGATCCTAAGAGTATTAACCCTATTAATGTAATACACGAAGCTGTTCATAGTGCTGTTAATAAGGTATTATTTCGATTTGAACAGGGAAAACCACTATCTGCTGAACAAGCAAAGTCTGCTTCTGCTATAAACAATTTATATAATACCATTAAAAGTAACAAGGAATTTATGTCTATCCTTGAACGTAATATGGGTAAAGATAAATTAGCGGCTATGATGGAGAATCCTAGAGAGTTGGTTACACATGGTATGACTGATCTAAATGCTCAAGCCGGACTACGTAACTTGCGTATGACTGGTTCTAATGTGATGGCTAGATTGACTAATGCCATTAAGGACATGCTAGGGTTGAAGGGTAATGAGCGTACTGCTTTAGAAGAGGTTGTATTTCATGGTGAGGCAATGATTGCTGCTAGTGATGGTGCAGCACCACGAGTTAAAGGTATGGACTTTGTAAAGAAACACACTGCTGAGGGTATGGTTAGTGCTGTTAAAAATGGTTCTGTTAATATCTTCTCACATGTCTTCACAGCACAGTTACCGCAGTTGATGCGAGATAACAAGCACTTCACATATATGGCTGACTTCATACAGAAGGCTGACCATATGCGTGAGTCTTTGTTGCGTGATATTCTAACAGGAAGAGACTCTGTTCAAACCTATGTTGGTAACAAGATTGGTTGGGCATTTAATCTATCTGCTAAAGATAAACCTAATGCTGTTATACCTGCTATGCGTAACCTAAGTGATGTACAATTGGTTAAAGTACATGAACAACTGATTGACGGTATGCGTAATGGTGTTGAACATACTAAAACATTAGAGAAGTATAAATCACAATGGACTCCTGAAGAACATAACTTTGCTCTGTCTGTCGTCTTAGCTGAGAATCGTATCTGGGAATCTGCTGTTCGTATGCAAGGCAAGCAGGGTCTTAACGAGAAAATGCGTAAGCAACCAGGACACATTACAATTGATCGCTTAGGGGATCATGTTGTAGAGGTTAAACTTAAAGGTGTTACTATTAAGTTAGAAACTTTCTTGTCTGCTGGTGAGGCTAACAACTACAAAGAGAAGTATCAGAAACTAGACTCACGATTCTCTGTTGAGCAGCGAAACTCACGGAATGAAGATCGCACACAGAACATCAAAGAGTTTATGGAGAAGGCACTTGATGAAGCTCCTGCCGGTAAGCTAGACGAGTATATAGCACAGAAGCTAAAAGACTTTGAGGAACAGAACTCTGCTGTTGGTACTCACATGATGAAGAGCATGATGCTTCCTGGCTTTATTGGGGATCAAGGGTTCATGTCAGTTGCACGCAAGGCTCAACTTTTACGTGATGCTATACCTCGTGGTTATCAGAAATATACTAACAGTATTATGCAGCGTCGTGTTCAGTCTGAGTGGGTTCAGCATCAAGTAGATAATACAATGTCTAAAACGGATGAAGACTTGATTGGATTCTATGTACGTACAAAGACAGGTGATGTTGTACCTGAGAACTCTACAGTACGTAAAGCCGTACGTGATCTATCTACTGCAACAAGAGAAAAGATTGATGATATGTTTGGATCTGTGTTTGGTTATAAGCATAGAGATAAACATGCACTAGATCGCTTTACTGGTATATTTGGTACTGCGTTTTATACAGCAAATATCACTATGAAACCGGCTATATGGATTGCACAACCACTACAAGCATTAATGTCTAGCAGATCTGCTTTTAAGGAAGGTGCTAGTGTTACAGATGTACTAGGTGCTTTTGGTTCTAGTATTAGTATGATGGCTAAGGGTAAGTATAATGCTGATCCTGATTTTCTTAAGGCTATTTACTACGCAGGGCATGAGGGTAATGTACTACACCCACAACTTGTTAATGAGTATAATGATATTAAGATTGGTAAAGATCCTAACTCAACACTAAACAAGGTTGTAGATATGGCTACAGGTAAGACACCTTCTGCTGCTGGTGATTCGTTCTCTAGGTTTGCTTCCTTTACTTTCTTCTACAACTTGCATAAGAAAGCAGGACTACGTGGTGAAGCGTTGTATCAGAAAGCATCAAGAGATACTACTGACAACATGTATGCTTATGGACAGAAGAATCTTCCTGCTATCTATCGTGAGATAGGTATATTCGGTGAGCAAGCTGCACCTCTGACAACCTTTGCTCACGGTCAAGCTGGTAACATGATTGTAGATGCTAAGGAGTTTGTACAGGGTTGGAAGAAGTCATTTGATACTCGTAGCTTAGAGCCAGGGTTCAGAGCATCTGCACCTTTGATTATGACTGCGGCTGTCACAATGATCCTTGGTGGGGCTATCTCAATGCCAGTGATAGCAGAGTATGAGTTACTGCGTATGGCGGGTATCAGCATGGGTTGGTGGGATGATAAGGCATGGCCTTCAGCTAGTGACCATATCCTAAAGAACTCTCCTCTGTGGGTATCTCATGGTATGCTAACAGAAGCTACAGATATGGACTTAGATGCCTCTATGCGCTACACCTCTTTGCTTAAGAAGATCACTGACGTACAACAAAATGGTATGTCTATTTTCTTCCCGACAATCTCTTGGGGTGCTACTGCTGTAGGTTCTATGGGTACTCTTGCTTCTGAAGCTGTTCGTGGAAATCATACAATAACAGAGCTAGATAAAGCTATCAAGAACACTGTACCTAAAGGCTGGCCTAGTGGTGCTGTTGATGCTGTTCGTAACAACGGTGAGGAATACACCCGTATGGGTAGCCGTGGCGGGGCTGGTGTTGAACGTAGTACTGCTGAGAAGGTTGCCCCTTGGTTTGGTGTTAGATCTGCTAAAGAAGCTATGGTATCGCAAGCTGCTATCAATGACGGGAATGCTGACGAGTCTAGGACACAAGCCTTGGCTAGAGCAGCACAACTATACAACGATGGCAAAGACGAAGCTGCTATGAAGATCTACATGAAGCATGAACCAAGTCCAAGTGCTGCTATCAAAGCTATTATTAGTCAAGCCAAGTTGGAGAATACTCCTGCTGCCTTGCGTGGTATTATGAGTGAGAAGGGTATAATGTCTTATGAGCAAATGCGTAAAGCAAGAGAACACCAGACTACACAGATGCTAGATAAACTATATGGAAGGGATAATTGATGACTGGTATAGAACTTATTAAGAAGTTTGAAAGGCTAAGGTTAGAAGCCTATCTATGTCCTGCCGGTATCCCAACTATCGGATATGGGCATACGGAAGGAGTCAAGCTAGGACAGAAGATCACTGAGGAACAAGCTAATAAACTTCTTGCTGATGACTACCTTGAGTTTGAATCTAATGTATCTCAGATGGTTAAGGTTCCAATTAAGGAAAATCAACTAGATGCTCTTGTCAGCTTTGCTTTCAATCTAGGTATCAACGCCTTGCGTAACTCTACCTTGTTAAAGAAACTAAACAAGTGGGATTATGTAGGTGCTGCACCTGAGTTTGATAAGTGGGTCTTTGCTAAGGTCAATGGTGTTAGTACAAAGATGAGTGGTCTTGTTAAACGACGTGCTACTGAACGCCAGCTATTTGAAAGATAATCATGGGATCAATACAAGCAACTCCTAGAAATGCTATTGTCGGTAGATTAGCCGATCTACTACAGTCAGGTAAATCTTATGCAAATAAGTATGAGGTTCTACCACAAGTACCTCTATTAGGTGGTACAGGTTTGGGTGATTTATTCATGGGTAAAGCACCTGAACTTGTGGATGATATATCATATGATGGATTACAAGCAGCAATCCGTGGTGGTAATGTGGCTACAGGTGGTATTGGTACTTATGGTGCTAGACCTGCCGTAGCTGATGCTGCTTTGCTTGGTGCTGATATGGTAGGTATTGGTAAAGGTCTTAGTGGATTAAGTAGGAAATCTGCTAGTGCTCTCTACGACAAGTTAATTGAGGGTGGAACATCTATATCAAGACGAGAAGCTATTAAGAAGTTAGGAGCTTTGTCTGGTGGTGCTGCCATTACTGGTAGTGGTGTTGGTTTGGTTCGCAAACTTGCAGACAATACTATAGCAGATGTTGCTCATGTTGCTCCTAGTGTTGTAGATAACGTGGCAGTAGCAGCAGCTAAGAAGTACAAGTTTAACACGTTAGCTGCGTACTTAAACGAAGTGCGTATGCTATCAGATCAACACATGTGGGATAACTTTGATCCACCAAATGTTACATCGTATGAAGGTAGTCCAGATTACCTTGATGATGTTGCTAAATGGGATCAGCGATCTAACTACCAGACACAGAAGATTCTACAAGACCACGCTAATTTCTATAAACAATATAAATCAGATGTTGCTAATGGATTAGAACCTACACCTTGGTCTGTGGAACATAACCCAAATACAAATCAGTTTGAATCTATTTATCCTGATGAAATACTTAGCCCACAAGCAAAACAAGAACTAAAAGAGTACAAACGTAGTATCGCTAGGATGAATGATCCAGATATGCTTTCTAATTTTGGTACTAGTAAATACAATGGTGAGGTTAGTTGGTCAGATCCTAGTGAGATGAAATCGTATATAGATAACGAAATCCCATTCTAATCTGTTACGGTCAACATCAAAACAAGTATAAAAAATAAAGCCCCAACTCTTGCGAGAAGGGGCTTTTTTGTTTTCAGATTTTGTTACTAGTTTTACTGAAAAGAAAAGTACCAATCAATAAAGGCTAGTAGCTGTTCTTCTATAGTTAAACAGGGATCAAACATCCATCACCATCCTTATATTTAGTGTACATCATACGAAAAATTCCAAGGTCAATGTTAAATGCAAAGGTAGCACCTTCACTTTCAAGATCTTCCTGAAAGAAAAACTCAAGTCCTAAACAAAAACCTGAGATAAAACTAAACGAGAATACGTGCATTATTATTTTTCCAAAGAGAAATGACATCAGTAGCACGTTGTTGCCTACGACTGCACAACCAAGGAAACATCATATACAAAACAGCAACTGCTTTCTTACCAGTTACATCTGTGTACCAAGCATCTTTGTAATGATCTTGCCATGTCTTATCTTTTTGGACTGGTCTGTATATCATTTTAAAGGTATCTGCAAATCGTTTTACAGAATCCTCGTCACACATCTTAACTTTAATACGTGGATAAATTTTACCGGAGGGTAGTTTAGCTACAGAGATACTACCCTCCCCTTCAAATAACCCGGATGCCCAAATAACATCCTCTCTGTTATATGCCACAGCTTCCACCTTTACCTCCAATCTCACAGATGTCATTCTCTTCGTAAACAACACCACTATGCTTCTTTGCCTCACTATAAGGAACAGCAGTTAAAGGCTGACCACCACGAGAACCATCTGGATAGCAAGTAAAACCACGTAACCTTGATGCGTATTTACTAAGTGCATTAGCAAATGTTTGTACATGTGATTCGTTGTTTGTTTTACTTCCCCAAGGTGCAAGATTAATAGTTGAACTAATACTCATATCAACATAATCTTGGATGGATGCTTGGAAACTAAGGCGCTTTTCATAATCAGTACTAAGACTAGAAGCAGTTTCTATTTTATCTGGGTCTAATCCGTATTCGTTGATGAGTTGTTCTGCGATAGAATCCACAACGTACTCGTACTTCCATTTGGTGCCGTTAGTAAGATACCTTCGTTTGTAAGCGACAGCGTACAGAGGCTCAATGCCAGACGTAGTACTTCCCAAAATGGATAGGGAGCCTGTCGGAGCAATAGCGCGATAGGCAACTGGCTTTGAGATATATAGTCGCTCACAGTGTTCATTAGCTGCTCGTTCGGATTCATCTTTATATACCTTTAACCATTGATGTAGTTCTGGAGTTACTTCGTACTCTTGATGGCGTTGGAGTAACCAAGCATGGATACCCATAAGACCCAATCCCAGTCTTCGATTTTTCTCTCTAACTTTATACACTTTGTCATAAGGTAAGTCGGCTCGTAGAGTACCGCAGAC